CGTTGAGCAGCGCCGTAAGCTCTTCCTGAAAGCTAAGTGGCATGCGTGATCGTTCCGCTCGTGAGCGTGACCGTCTGACCACTGGAGATCGAGGTGTTGTTCAGATTGATGTCGCCGCCAGATGGAGCCGCCACTGTGAGGTTGTTCACCTTGGTGGTGCCGCCGCCATCCTTGATACGAGCAACCGCCGCCGTGCCAGTGTTGGACGCCACGCCCGACTTGGGCGCACCAGCCATGGTGATCACCCCGCCACTCTCGGTGAAGCTCGGGTCGGCGAAGACGACGGTCACCAGCACTGTGGCATAGGACGCACTGCAGATCTCCATGAACGCAGGCGAGGCATTGGCATCGATCTGCAGGATCGTGGCCGCCATCCGCGCGGACTTGGTGGGAGTGTCATAGTTTACGGCCATCTAACCCTCGCTTCTTCAGATAGGCCTCAATAGTCGTGGCAGGCGCACCCTCAAGAACAAGAAGCCTCGCCTCATGGTCATAGAGCGCAGCCGCTGGCGGCGAGGGCGGATAAGGCTGATCTAGCGGAATCGTCGCAATCACATTGTTACCGGCATCGATCTGCGCCTGTGTCGCACCGGGACCGGGCTCGAACGACCATGTCGCCCGCTCAGTCGCGCTCTCGCACTTTGCGCTCAGAGCGGGACAAACCTCGGAGATCGCATGATAGAGTGTTCCAGCGTCCATGATCGCCTCACATCCTGAAGGTAAACTGCAGGCCCTCGCCCAGCAGCGCGCCACCGTTGACCGTGCCGTCACCCCAGATCGAGCCACCAGCAGCAGCCACCCACTCCGTCGCCTGAATGAAGTGATGCCCAATCTGCGCCGGATAGACGTTGGCCGCTCCCAGCGTGGTGGTGAAGCTGCTCTGTCCAGCCCAGCCGCTGGGACCGGTGTTCACGTTCGTCACGTCATATCCCATGCCGATGACGATGCTCAGGCTGGTTCCTGATACCTGCGGCACCCAAACCGAGGCCTGACAAGCATCCTCGGCAAACCCAGAGATGAAGCTCACGCGATTGCCGACAGAGCTATTTAACGGACGAGGTACAACCCCGGTGCTCGCAGCAGGTGCCCAAGAAGTCGTGGTGTCAGACACTTGCGTCCACACATCCACGCGGTTGTAAGCGTTCCACACATAGAGATATGCCGGGACACCACCCAATCCCTTGCCACCTTGAACCCACTTCAGTTGCGAGGCCGCATCAGTGCGCGTGGTGCCGACATAGGTTCCACGCTGTGCGGCTGGCCCATTGGTGATCGCAGCATTGTTCACGTTGATGCCGTTGACCCGCGACAGCGCCGTGCCAGCCGAACGACTGAGGTCGTCCGTCCATGCAGGCCCGTGACCGAGCCGCACAACTGGCGTAGCCGGAACAGTCGAGTCCAGCCACACGAACCAATCATTCATCTGGTTAGGACCAAGCGGGGCAGGGTTCTTGGTGTTGTCGAGCGTGGACCCAATCAACTCGGTGAACTGGGTCATCTGAATGGTGGTGCCATCCCAGATCGGGATGCGGTTGCCGATGTAGGGCGTATAGAAGATCGAAGTCACGCCCGTGGTGTTGGTAATCATCACCGGGGTGACGTTCTGAAGAGTCAGCCGCCCCTGCGGAATTGCCTGATAGAGCGGGCTGGCGGGGATAACGCCGGGACCGGGATTGGTAATGCCACCCAGCACAGACGTGACCCAAGCCGTTGTCGCAAGGCTGGTGTCGTTGTCAGTAAGCAACAATGTCGCATTCGACCTTGGATCACCCGTGAACACTGGCGAGGCTAGCGGCGCATAGGCCGCCAGATCAGGACCAGCCGGGGGCGGAACAATCGCGCTGATCTGGGCGAAGTTGCGCTTCACCCACGCCGTGGTCGGAATGCTCAGATCGTTGTCCGCATCCGCTGGCGTCACACCGCGCGGATCGCCCGTGAACAACGGCGAGTTAATCGGCGCATAGGTAGCAGCAGCAAGCGTCTTGACCGCATTATCCGCCGCCGTCACAAACGCCGTGTTCGCCGCACTGAGATCAGCGTCACCGGGAAGCGCAGTCGGAACCTGCGGATCACCAGTGAAATGCGGATCGTTGATCGGCGCAACCGGGATCGGGTTGCCACCCGTATCCCTCGGGATAAGCGTGTACAGTTCAGCAAAGTTGGCGTTGACCTTGATGAACGCAGTGCGTAGCGGATCGCCAGTCCCGTCGTTCGCTACCGTACCGACATTGATGACTTGCTGGGCCATTGCTCCACCCGCTAGGTTATGTTGTCAGTACGGACAGTCGAGATGTCCGCTTTGACCGTTGGAACGTCCGCTGCGTAGAGATAGTCGGGATAGGCGTTCACGCTCACCTGCGGCGTCATCCCATTGGCGGCATCTTTCTTGATCGTGTCCGCCGTGTTGCCATCCGTGTAGATCCACGGGAACGGCGACATGTCCGCCGTCCAGAGCGTGGTGTCCGTCTCCTCCCACGTCGTACCCGCATAGTGCGGGGGCTCCGCCAGCGGGAACACATCCGTGGTCGGAGACATCGTGTCCGCCGTGATCAGCGTGGTGTCCGTGGTGTTGTCGTAGGCGTAGAGCGGCCCCGCGTCCGCCGTGGTGGTGTCGGTGTCAGCCGTCGCCTGCGTGTTGTCGCCCGTCGCAACAGGCGGCTCAATCGGCGGCTGCGGATTGACTATTGGACCCGGAGGGATCGGAACCGACCAGCCGTCCTTGTAGGTGCGCGTGTCGCACGTCGCACCCGTATCCGCCGTGATGTCATCGAACGCATCGACCGGCGGGAACATCACGCTCTTGAGATCGGCCTTGAAGACTGCCGTCGCCCCATCGGCGCGAGGCTTGAACACATGGCAGTGCACAGGCTCAGACCGGGGATTGAGGACCGGCACAGGATCTGGCGGCAGCACGATGGGACGCAGAGTAGGATTGGGCCGGTCGTTGCACGCCTCGCACACCAAGAACCCGGTGCGCTTGATGAAGCGCCCCATGTACTGGCTGTCCCATACCAGATCACGGTGGTTGTACATGAAGCCGCAACGGTCGCAGATCGCGAACGCCGCCGGTCGCTGCGGGTCTACCTTGGCGTGCCCTTTGGGTGCGAAGCTCCCCATCAGTACACCGATGAGGTGTAGGTGGCCAAAGCAGGCACGATGCGCAGTGGCGAGTCTTCCACATCGCGCTCCGCAGCCTGCCTGAACGTGGACACTGCCCGTGCAGCTAGCTCCTCCATCCGGGCAGGAGCCCAGATCTCGGCGCACTTGAACGCCAACGACGCCACGTAAGCCTCAAGGAAATGCCTCGGCACATCCGCCTGCGCCCCATCCCCGATAACCGCATCCTGCAGATGGCGCGCGCGGTAGTAGTGCAGCACGTACTTCTGATGATCGTCTGGCACCTGCCAGAGCGTGATCGAGGGACCAACCTGCTTGTTGAACCAGTAGACCGAGGGCGGCCCCACATCGTTCTTCTTGGGGAAGCTCCCGAAGGTGTCGCGATCAACCGAGGTCAGGATCCGGTCCTGCTGGTGTGCCCACTCGGTCGAATCCACAGTCGGCAGGATCCATTCATCCGCATCGATGCTCATGCTATCGACAGTGATGTCCTGCTGACCGGTGGTGATATAGGTCGCCATGATCATGATGGTGGTCGGATCCACGTTATACGTGGACTGCCCCGCAACCAGCGGCACACTGACCAGTTCCACCGTCCAGAGATTGACCTGCTCATTCGCCCACTCCAACTGGAGCAGGTTCGCCGCCATCGCCGCATCCTGAAGATGATCGACGGTAAGCTCGTTGCGCCGGATCTGGCACCGCCCATAGGCCGTGATGATCAGGTCAGAGAGCGCGGGGCTCCATGAGAATTGACCGCTGGCGCTGATCCCCGTCGTCATTTGCTGTTCCTCGCCTTGGTCTTCTTCTTTGGCGCAGGAGCACTCTCCACAGCAGAAGTGCCAGTCGCAGCAGGAACGCTCTCCCTCAACACAGTGCCGGTGACAAAGACAGGAATAGGATCAGACGGATTAACCGGCGGCGTACCGGTCGCATAGACGATAGGGATCGGCTGAGTTGGCGCGCGAGGATATCCGGCAGCTACCTCAACAACCCGCTGCGCGGCACCGGGGCCGACCTTGACCGAACCGTCAGTTATAATGACGACAGGAATCGCCGATATAGGGGCCAGCTTGCCGCTTCCCGTAACGACCGACATCGCGTTCATTGGAAAGATCGCCATAGCCCTCATTCTCGTCATTGTGCGGAGAGGCTGAGTAATCGCTGTGTCGGAGGACGGTTCCCAGCTTCACTCAACCTCTCCTACCCCGCGTGGTGAGCAGGGATCTCTAAGCCTTGCCGCCAATCTTCTTGATGCCGCCCTTCACCACAGGCTCCATATCATCCGCGTCCTGCAGCAGCTTCTTGTTTGGCGGCCCCTTCGGGAACCCCGCCTTCATGTCTCCCGCGTCAGCGCCAGTCTTGCCGCGCACGAAACCGCCGCTGCGGAAGTGTCCCGCACGGTCGGGCCGCTTGTTCGAGGTTTCCCCAGTCACCTTGGAATGGAACGTATTCGAGGTGACGTACTTGGGACCGCGCGATTTCTTCGGTGGCTCGCCGCCCTTGTACAGGACGTTCTCGCCCACGAACTCGTCACGCAGATCCCGAGGTGAGTTCCCGATGGGGCCTTTTGCCATTCAGGACACCCCTCAATTATCAGCCCATGTGATGGTGAACGTCGCACCAGAACCGGCACCGCCGGTCACGGACTGCGCAGGCGCTGGTCCGGGCTTCACAGCATTACCGGGATTGACGATGGACACGGCGGAGATGATGCCGCCCGCCGCCGTCGTGACCCGAAGAACGACGGGGCCAGTGTTGGCAGGCAGAGTGAGAGTGTCACCGACATTGTAGCCGGTGCCACCCGCCGTCACCGCCACTGACGAGGCTTTCTGCGTCAGCGAGGTCACGTCCGTTGCGCCGTCAATGTCGTCCTGAATGCCGGTCGGCGTGCAGAACGGCCCAGACGCAGGCCTCAGAGCAGGGTTCTCCAGAAACGGAACAGTGATCACTCCAAGATACGCACCAGTCTGAGCATTGAACGTGCCCAGATTGAAGCTGGTGTAGCTGATGCGCTTGGTGACAATCGCCGCTTGCGGACGCCGCGTCGGATCCGCGAAGTACCACACAGTCGTTCCGACCTGCGGAAGCATATGCCTCGGCATTGGGCTTCTCCCTTTAACCTAACCTGCCGCTCTCAATCAGCCCCGGCAGGGCGAGCTACGAAACCGGGAACGTGCCGTATACCGCGCGCCAGTCGAAGTACGAGAACGCATAACGCTCACGGCCTTTGACCTTCAGGTTGTCAGTGTCGAAATCCACGTACATGTCCATCTCGAACGGCACGCGGTCGTAGTAGATCAGCCCGCGCTTGTCGGTCTTGATGAACCAAGCGAAGTTCGAGGTCAGGAACTCGTTGACCATGTAGTCACGGAGACCACCACCCACATGCTTGATGGCGTTGACATCGTTGTCGTTGGTGCCGGGACGAAGTTCTGTACGAAGCAGTCTTACAGCGACTGGTTCCAACGCCGCTGGGACTATCAGAAGCTCGGCGCGCGCCACGATCTTGATGTTGCGCTCGTCCACCCACGTATTGCGGATGGTGGTCATCGCAGTGAGCAACGTGCTCTCGTTCAGGCTGACCTGTGTCGTGGGCATGTTGCCCACGGTACCGGTGTCAATTGGATGCGCTGAGTCGAACAGCGCCTTGCCGTCACCGCCGACCGTCTGGTCGTAGACGTTGCCGGTGTTGAAGATGTTGGCGGCGTAGATCTCCTTCGTGGTCGCGAAGACATCCTGCAGGCCGAGGTTCGATGGATTGAACTCGGCCTTGTACTGGTTGTCCTCGACGGCCTTCCGGGTGACCACGTAGCCGAGCGAAAGCTCCTTCATCTCGGCGCTGTACATCCAACGCTCACCTGCCCTCTCATCGAAGTAGGTGGAAGCGCCTTCGCCCTTCTCACGCGCGAGTGGCAGATAGGCCATCTGCGTGCGGCGTTCGAGCGCCATCTTGGATGATCGCTTCTCAAAGCAACGCGACCACTTGGTCTCGATCTTCTTGTAGCGCCCCTCGACCGCAGCCAAGCCGGGGAAAAGCTCGTTCTTGATTGATGCAAGATCAATAGCCATGACTCATTCCCTTCCAGCTTGATCCGCGTTAGACGCCGACCATCTGACGATAAATGTGATCGTTCCACGCCACCTGCACGATGTTGAAAGCCGTGGTGGCGTCGTAGCCGTTGCCGACCATCGGCGCTGGATCGCCCAGCGCAATGACGCGGAACATGGCGGTCGCTGACGCCGCAGGCGCGGCCAGCGTCCACTTGGAGAAACCGGTGGTGGAGGCAACGACAGTGGGATTGGCAGTCATCCCGACATCGGCGATGAGGATGGGGCCAGCCGTGGCCTGCACCTCGAACACCACATTCGGGTCATCGATGATGAAGGCATCGACCTCACCGACCGCACCGGCACCGGGCCAGTAGTTCGACCAGATCGGATAACCGAGCGAGGCCTGCAGGTAGTGACAGCCGACAAAGATGCCGAGAGCAGAGTGATCAGCTACCGTAGCGGGCGCGGCCTGCACATACCCGGACGGGAGCGCCTGCACCACGTCGCCGCGATTGAGCGCGGGCGCGTTGGTCAGCATCCTCCGGGTGTTGTGATTGCCGGTCCACGCTGCGCCATCGAGGCGCTTGATCGGGCGGAAACCGAACGCAGAATCAATGTTCGCCATAAGCTGGCTCCCCTTCTGAGGGTTACCGGCATTGGCGAGCTTCGCCGCAGTCCGTGTGTTTAGACCGCTAGCGGCATCCGAGCTTCGGACACCACCCCGAGCTACTCGGGGATTTCGATGGCCTCACGCGAGGTCTTGATGACCGGAGTGGTTCGCGGAGCCTGCCCATCTGGGGCCTCTGCCATCCGCAGGCGATGTACCTGCATGGCGCGAGTCGCGCGCACATAATCCTCTTGTCTTGCCTGCACTGTCAAGCGCATGGGCCTTTCCATCAGGATCATGTCGTTGACGATGACCGGTCCCTCGGTGCCAACGGGCGCGAATCTGTCGGGAAACATGCTGTGCGGCACGTTGCGCCAACCTTGATCGTAGTAAGCCCGCTGCAGTGAGTAGTCGCGCTTGCCGTAGGTCTCGTAGGTGTTCCACTGGAAGTCAGTCTCGCGCGCGATCTGCTCCGCCGTGCCGGTCCCGTTGGTCGGGCAATACACCCGCCTGATGTCATCGATGTCGTAGGGATTGATGACGGCATCGCCAGTCCGCATGCGCTGACGACCGTCGTCCGTGGGACGTATGTCGCCACGCATCTCAGGACGCACATCTTCTTCGCGCTGGATTGGTGAGGGTACCCGCTCCATCGGCAACTCCTATGTGATTGGTGTTATCCGCCCTTCTTTGAGCAGCTTGACGTAATTGGTGGCCCACTCGCTCGGTGTGACACCCTGCTCATCCGCCAGCCGCCGCATCTTGGGCGTCATGCGGAAGGTGCCGGGAGCCAGATTGTCGCTGCCGGGACCGGGACCGCGATCAACCGGCGCAGAATAGCCGGGGACGCGCGGGACCGATGTCCCGTTTTGCTGCGCAGTTTGAGCTTGACCGTTGCCCCCCAGTGACTGCTCGACATACCGGAAATACGCCTCGGTATCCACGGCATAGCCAGCATCGAGCGCCCTGTCGTGAGCATCGATGGCGATCTTCTTGAGCGTGCCGTCACCACGGATCAGATCGGGGTGCTTGCGCAGGAACGCCTGCGTGGCGGGAGTGCGATTGGCAATCGCCCGCTCCACCGGATCCGTTGGCGGCTGCGGTCGCTGCGGCTGTGTCTGCTGCTGGGGTTGACGACGCTGCGGCTGCTGCCGCTGCTGCTGCAATGCGAGCTTCTCGCGCTCCGCTATCGCCAGCGCGCCGCCGATGCGTCCAAGTTGCTTGTTGATTGCCGCCGCAGCTTTGAAGTCGCCCTCGTTCATGGCCACTTCGGCCTGCGAGGTTAAGCTGTCCATATCCGCCGACATGCCCTGTATCTGGCTCTCGACGTAGGCCTCATAGTTGGAGCCACCGCGCTGCTCGGCCTCCTGCGCCATCTGCAGGGCCTGATCGCGCTCAGCCGCGATGCGGCGAGCCGTCTCCGTCATCTGCGCCCGCTCCCGGCGCTCGACGGCGAGTTGCTGCTGCAGATCCTGCAGCCCCACTTGGGGGGCAACCGCAGCGGCAGGCGGGCCGGGAACCGGCGGCGGCTTAACCTCGCCCTTAACCTCGACCTCTGGCTCAGCGTTCAGATTGACGACCAGATCCTCTTCACCCTCGTCAGCCATTGTCCTCTCCTAATATACCAGCTTCGGGTCCGTGACCTTCCCGAGGATCCTCACGTCGGGGATCCACCGGCAATGCACACGGTTGACCGTCATCTGCCGCGCGTCGTGGATGTCCCACAGGATCCACTCGCCGTTCTTCACGTTCTGACCCTTGAACTTGTTGCGGTCGTCATCCACGAACGCCAGCGGTCCCTTGCCGAGGACCAGCCCGACCTTGCCCTGCCACAGCGCCTCGTCCTGCGATTTCTCCGAACGGAAGAATTTCTGGCCTCCCGGAAGGATCTCGAACGCTGGCAGGTAGTAGGTGGCCGCTATCACGTAATTCCCGAACCAAGTGACGTTATCCATCCACATCTGGCAGCGGGACAGCATGAACTCAGCAGGATCTGCTGCATATTCTTCCGCCTCACGCTCGTTGTTCCAAGGCGTCTGCGCCCCCTGCGCCATGGTGGGGATGCTGCCACCTCCCACCGTGAGTATCGGCTGACCCATCAGTTCACCCTGCCCATGTGATCGCGGCTCGGCTCATGGTCGTCCATGCGCTGCGCCAGCGCGTTCATCTCGTTGAGCGCCAGTTCCAGCCCCTCGATGCGGCCAGCCGTGCGCTGGAAGATCTCCCACGTCTGGGAGGCGCGGAGCCCCTGATGGAGCCCCGGCTTTTCGTTGTCTCCGTACAGGATGCGCTGGTAAACGCGCTCCAGCGCATCCTTGAACACCTGATCCTCGCGGTCGTACATCAGATCCTCTTGGAGGCCGCCAACCGTCCCAGCCCGGAGCCCGCGCCAGCCCTCTTCACCGAGCCGCCTTTATTGAACGAGAACTTGCCACCAGCGCCCGGAGCCCCCGGCACGGCACCCGGCTTGAACCCGGCGCTCTGGCTGCTGCGCGCAAGTGACTGGGTGGATCCCGCAACCGCCTGACCCGCCTTCGTTGCCGCATCTTGCGCGCCTTGCGCCGCCTTGACCCCATAGGCACCAGCGGAGGAGCCAGAGGCTGCCGGATTGAGCACCTTGTTCACGCCCGTCAGCGCCTTCATCACACCCTTCATGCTGCCGCCGGAAGAGTCAGCCGGTGTCGTGACTGACGTGCTGCTGGCCTGTGGCGTGGGGTCTTCCTCGCTGTCGGTCGCGGAATATCCGCCACCACCATCTTGGTACTTCTTGATCTTGCCGCCCTTATTGTATCCGGGACGGGTTGGGCGACCGCCGGTCGGCGGAGTAAGCGGCACAATCGGAGACTTCTGGCCGCCCATGGCACCCGGCACGGCACCGGGCGTGAACGGCTTGCGTGGCGGCACCCCTCGCGGGCCGAGCCCCGCTTGTCCGGTCCCGCCTCCGAACTGGCGCTTCTTGACTGCGCCACCCTTCTTCAGGGGCTCGCCTCGCAGTGCCTTCAGAAAATTGGGATCGGGGCCGGTTCTCTGACTTTCCAGATTCGCTATCCCGGCCTG